GAATTTCTGCTGCTGCGCCCTCTGCTACTATTGAAGCGTATGCTTCGGGGTTCTGTGTTTTAAACTCTGATGCTGTGATCATTTTTTTTGTATTAGAAGGTTGAACTGTCGGGGTTACTGATACATCGTAAAAGGCGGCCATTCCGGCTGATCCGCACAATGCATTTATTTCAATTTTCTTAGCCGCATTTAGTGGAATCACCTTTTGAACCAATCCTATTTGCCGCGCCTCTTCTGCTGTAAATCGAATATCTATCCGGCTATCAAGGGAAAACATATCGTCCAATGTTTTGCCAGATATAGCCCTGAATTTTCCTAAATCCAGTTTGCTTTCCATGCCGGCGCGCAGTGCTGTGTTATTCTTTGTTAGTACAGCTTTCAGGTCGTCAGTGAATATTGTCGGGTCTTTCTCTATCCAATCGGCAAACGCGGAACGATGGAATAAGAACTGTGAAGAATCAAGGCACTCTACCTCATCAGCAAAACAGCACATGAACGCACCGAACGACATAGCTTGCCCGTCTACTTTTATTTTCTTGCCTTTCGGGTGTTCGTTGTATTTGGCAATGATGCCCATTCCGGTAAGGGTTTCGCCGCCCGGAGTATTCAACCTTACGCACACGTCGCCGTCCTTCGCCTGCTCCATCTGATTGATGAACTCAGACACAGAGAACGGGTAAACGCCTGAATAAAATAGAATCTCTTTCGCCATTACTTTAAATTGCTTGTTGCTTTATTCAGCAAGTACCACTCTTTGATGCTTGCCGTATCAACTGTAATAGAATTTTTTAGCCTGTAATAAGGTGCGTAATTGGCCGAAAATTCAAACATGGTCGTTGTTGCCACGGTTGCTGAAGTAGGTGTAAGTGTAGCCACGGTAACGCCCGGTATTGATGCCCAATTCACGCCATCAAATGAAGCCTGCGGAGTGATCGCCACTACTGCATTTGTGGTCGTAGTTGTTATTTGCGCTTTCAAAACGCTGGCAATAAATGAGATTGTCCCGCTACCGATTACTTGGCTCTTTACGGGCAGCGCGGTTGTTGTGCTGTACATTGCCGAAGTGAGGTACAGCGTGCCGGGGCCTGAAGTGTCGTTTGATGCACTCGCATATGTGTTGCTGAGGTTCAAAAGCTGCGCCCCGTCAACGTATGGGGACAATGATAGCTTTTGCGCAAACCCAATCGAGGGCATAATAATGGCAAGAAATACAAAAAGTTTTTTCATGTTTATTTCTATTGTGGTTAAAAGTAGAATGAGCGAAAAAAGATTTAAATATTTAGTTCTAAATAGAACTACTAATCTTTGTTTTTCGGTACTTTTGTACGCCTAACAATATTGGCTTGGCGTAACAAACAAAATATATTAGCTATGTCTAATTTGAAAAAGCAAAACAGGCTCCAGTTTACGCTAAACCACACCCACCAAACGCTAGTTGAAAAGATTGAACATTACTACCAAGAGCCGGTTAGTAAAATATTGCTCGACGATGCCATAGAGATAATAAAAAAGAGGGCCGCAGCCCTCCCTGTTGGTTATCAATTGCCGATAAAAAAGGCTAGTTAGTTTTACCCTCTCCGCCTTCCCCTGTTTTCTCGCCGTCGCTTTGCCCGGCTTTCAATATTTGCTTGAAGCCCGCAGATTCTGCATCGTTTTTCTCATCCCCCGCCTGTTTTAGTATCGCCGCATACTCTCCCTGCCCTCCTATGTTTGCGGCTACCTCGCTAGTCATAAGCGGCATGTGGGCCATATTGTCGCCCATCATAACGCGGAGGTAGTTAGCTGTTTTCAGCGGGTCTATGTCCGGGAACATATCGCCCTCCCATCTTGTGTGAGTGTAAGCAGCTATTGCTATTTCGTTTTTGTTCGCTAGTCGCTGAAGATACCCCGGTGCGCTCACTTTGTTTTCCAGCACCCATATGTACATTTGAAGTGCATAGATTGGATTTAGGAACTGCTGGCTAAAGTCGTCGCGCTCAGCCAAAAAAGTATGTTCCCAATCCTTGCCGGCCATCCTGCTTGCACTGAAGCTATCATTGTATTCGCTCATTGCCACATTTGGCGGGATCTTCACAGCGGCGCATATTAGTTTAATATTAAACATGCCGAATTCCTCAACCGTTAAATTCTGATCGTTGTCTATGGCATTCACTGTTACACCCCTCGGTAGATTGTATACCTGCTTTTCCATGCTCACGGCTACCTTATCGGCCATTTGATTGCCGAGTGCATCAATAGCCATATCTGCGGCTACCGCGCTTGGTGGGTTCTTTTGCGCTACCAGTGACTTTGCCCTAATGCCGGCCTGCGGATCATCCTCAACGCTAAACTCTTTGTGCTCGAAAAAGTACGGGACCTTTGCCCTTTCTTCCGCACCTGATACCGCCGATTTCAGATACCTTTCAAGTATCTTCATTTGTTCCATTACTACGCTCAATAGTGGGGTGCCTCGCGTTTCGTTCAGGTCTGGCTTAAAGCCGTAGTACATGTATGCCCTTACAAACCCCTTGCTGTCTTTTGCTGATATTCTTTCGTATTCCAGCCCGACACCAACACGCACATGGAATGCCACATGCTCCCCCTTTTTGTCTATTTCAACCCCTTTCCTTATCCGGTTTCCGGTCGGCTCGTATATGTACTCGAATCCCTGCGCCCCCTGATAGCTTGCTATGTTTTTATCTGCATAGTCTATATTGCACTTTGTTGGCGGATTCCCTACGTGCCCGCCGTCAATCAATTGAACGCGCACAATGCCATTTATTACGCGTAGGATAACGAGAACGTCGCCGCCCAACTTGCCCTCTATGTGCGCCATCTCCATTATTGCGGGCAGGTTAGACCCGTTGCTGTAGTCCATTAGCTTACCGTTCGCGCAAACCTTCCAAAGTCCTTCCATGTTTCTATTGAAGTCCTCGGTATTTATATCAATACCCTCCCTGCTCAACACCTCTTTTTGCGGCTCACTGCAAAGCCTAAGGTTGCGACCGATAACCCAGCCGGTGAACCTGCCGATTATCGCCTGACAAATCGGGCTTTCAACAAATAGCTGCTTTGATCTAACCCTGAGGGTATAGAAGTCTTTTATGTACATTTTGGCCGGCCCCATTTCTCCGGCATTTGTTTCACCATCAAACACAGCCCACACAACACCCCTGCCGCCGCCCTCTGCGTTCATGTAATTAGCTGCTGGCGCTATTTGCGATTCTTGCTCTACGGGTGCATCCTCCTGCGTTTCCGGTGCGTCGCCTTTCCAAAAGTCTTTACTAAATATATTTATGTTCATTGCTTACCAAGTTCGAGTGTTACCAATAAAATTTTTCTTATCAACCATCTGCCGCACTGTGTTGCCTTGATTTACCAGCCGGTTTTTTTGAAACGTCAGCGCGTCAATTGTTTTTGTGATAGTTGCGCTGCTGGCATACGTGGTTTTTATGACAGTCTGGCCGTCATTAAGCATATATTCATGTATCGGGTTCTCCTGCTGTGCCATCGCCAGCAATTGCATGTATAGCGCATCAATGATCGCATCTATAGCCGCGACCTTTGTTGCCTTATCCGTGCATGATAGTAGATACTCTCTTTCGCTTATATAAATAGTGGGTAATGCCATGCTATTCTACTTTTATTTTGGTGAGCTTTGCTGTTGTTATGTCAAGGTCGGCAAATGGAGTTATTGGGTAGGTGCCGCCTAGTGCAGAAAACGATGCGGTAATGGCTAATTTCTGAGCGGCCAGGAAAATATTCAACTGATCTCTTAGCGCCTCCCACTGTGTCGCATGGTTTGCGTTACTTCCTGCCGGTCCGGTTCCACCGATCTCTACTGTGCCGTCAGGGTGTAGCCATATGCGCACCTTTTCTGTGCCGTTTTCATCCTGCGCATAGAATCTTACTCCGCCGGCCTCGGCAAGCTGCTTTGTGTTTATATACCCCACAATAACATCTTGCCCGTTGGTTTCCGTTTGGCCGTAAATGGCTTTCATGCCGGCGATTGGGCTACTATCAAATCCGCAGGGAGCGCACTCCGCAGCTGTACGAGGCAAAGTATACGCAATCACTGTCGGGATTCTTGCCCCTGCCGTTATTTCCGACGATACATATTTTACTACTATCATGCGAATATGTTTTTTATTGGGTCGCTATTAAAACTTTCAGGCGGCACACATGTTAATATTGCGGTTTCGCTCTTTTCATCGCCCAATAGTGCTACTTCCTGAATAAACCATTTACTCCTGCTGTAAAGAAATAGCTCAGGGTTGGTAGCTGTTATCATTTGGTTTGGCGTAACAAGATTACCGCCAAGCGCCCAGCCCTGTATTTCTATTTCAAGAACAATGTTTTTTAGTTCGTCGCCTATTGCTGCTCTTGCCGTTAATGGTGTGTCGTTGTCGTTCCCGCTGGTTTGGTTCATCCTGATGTAGCGGGTTGTCCCTGCCGCCACCATTGGGTTCGCTATTGTCTTATTTGCTGGGTTGCTGTCGTTCTCTTCGCCAACTACCTGAATGATCCTGTGCTGCCGCTGCCCATTAAAAGAAAGCGACATTGAAATAACTTTTGGGTCGTTCTCTTTAAAATCATGCAGAATTGCGCGGGCGGCGCTGTTGCCGGTCGTTTTATTCACCGTGGCTACCGGAGCACCTGCTACATCATTTGTAAATGGGGTAGGGTTCGTATTGGCTAGTACGGTAGTGCTGGGCGTAGTGAGCATCTTACTTGCCTTTACGCGGGTAAGTAGCACCCGCCCATCTGCCGTATGAGATAGAACGACATTTTTTTGCTTGCAAAGCATGTCGAGAAATTCCGCAACCGTTATATCTCTGTAATCCGTATCCTTTTTACCAGTTGCTAAAGATTGCTTATAAGGCACATTAAATGCCGTTTCATTGAGTAATTCCGGCTCGATAACGGGAGCGCCTAACCCGTACCATGCGGTTACTGTTTTTGTTATGGTCGCAAGGTCTACATTGGCGAATTGCAATGATCCTTGGTTTATGTCTACGCTGCTTTTATTGTCGAATTGATATTGCGGCTGCCCTTCGGTAAACACCGTATTAACTACGCAGCAATCAGCAAGAACGCCGGTAACAGAGTAGCCGGAAATTTCTATTAACTGCTTTGGCGGATCGCCTGCACTGAAAAACCTGTGGCACAATACCGTGCCGGTCATTACCAAAACGCCTCTATGAACTATGGTGCATTTGCGGTATGTGCCGGGCTGAAATATCTTTTTATGGGTCGGGTTGCTCGGGTCGAAATAAAGCCGGAAATTGAAAGTATCGGCAATAGAATCGTACTTCAGGTTGATCGCAACCTGATTGTACAATTTTATCGAATGCCCCGCTATTCTTATTTCCATGTTACACGTAATAAATTATTACTCTGCCCTGCTTTAAAACCAGTAATTCGTCGAGCTCAATTCTGTTCGTTTCCCTAAGTGTAGTTATGGTGCTATCGTCTAGCGCCATGCCATACAAGTCATTTGCAACTAGTATTAAATTGCTGTCGTATGGCAGTGTTAATGTGCGCTGCTGTTTGCTTCCTGCTGATATTTGGAACAGCGTAGCCGTTGTATAAGCCACTAAATTATGCAGTGCGGTTATGCTTGTGGCATCCGGTATATAGCTAAATAAATCGCCGCCAGTTAGCGACTGCAGGTTATTCAGCTTATCTAAATATCTATTGTATGCGGCAATTATTGTAGTGATTATTGCCAGCACACCACCCCTGTAGTTGTAATCATTCGTTACGTTGGTTACGGTCGTGGAGCACATAGCGGCAATTGCGGCGCCATTGTTATTTTCAAACAGCATCTTTAGCTCCATCGCTGCTTTGCCGTACTGCGTTGCTATTAAATCAACATCTGCCTCAAATACCGCAATAACCCCCGATAACTGAGTAATCCGGTTTATTACTTTGTCTGTAAAAACAGCGGGGGTAACTATTAAATTTGTAAGAGCCGCCGCCGCCACATCTGTTTTAAAAATGGCATTATTTATTGCAGCGTTCGCATCATTATAGTAGGCGTAAAGGCTATCAACATTTTCCTGCACAAATGCGATCTTAGCCAAAATAGCATTAAAAGCACCGCTCGCATGCAATAGCATGTTTTGAACAAAAGACACGGTTTCCGGTAGCCTTACGCCCTCGGCAATTCGGATATTTAAATTTGTCACTACGCCAGCCATCATCGCTTGTATAGCATCGGGCGCGCTATTCTCTACCTCTAACCCGCTATCTAAAATTGTTTGTATAAGCTGGCCCGTAAACCTTGAAACGTTGCCGGCCGCGTTATCTTGAGTAAGTGATATGGGCTGCACGTACAGTTGACCATATAGTGGGTGAGTAATAGTCCATGGGTTTGAATTGGCGGCGCTGGTATCAAATTCCTTTGCCACGTCAAGATGATCTGCGCCCTGGAAAATAAGCTCAACGTTATACCGCTTGCCTTTTGGCGTTCCGCGCTTAACAAGCGATCCAGAAACACCCTTAAATACAAACTCGGATATATTAAATTCGGTATTGCGGCTCACTTCCTCCATGCGCCATAGCGGAGTGAATACCCTGCCATCTCCGCATGATATTACATATTCCGTATTTGCATTTGCTATCCAATCGCTCATAACCTCATTATTCTTTTTTCTGCCAGTACCATAAAATCTCCCTGCATTCTTGCCGCGCTTTGTAGGCTCGCCGTCCTCATAAACCCATGGAATCTACTGTTGGGGGTAACCTTGCGCCCTTGCTTCACGATGTAGATTGCAGTGCTATTAACGACCGTATTTCCGATGTTGGTTTCTCCATCGTTACTATTCAGCCTGTGCACTGAATTTATGTGCATCAAATATCTATTACCGTTGCGCCTGTCTGTGCCCAAAACAAAGCCACCCTTACCTGCTAATGCCGCCGCTATAGTAAACTTTTGTTTGTTGTTCGCGCCCCTCGATTTTAAGCTATCCACTATTGAAGACTTGGTGCCGATACTCATTCGGCTATTTATTGTCTTCAGGGTAAATTTGCTTTTTACCATGCCGCCCCACGTTCCGCCGGTTCTTGCTGCAGGCAACGCAATAAAAGCCCTGTTGCCTATCTGCCCGCCGTTCTCCTGTTGTTCCAAATCCTCTACGCTATGGCTCGAATCATTCGCTTTTGGTTTAAATCCCACAGTTGCGGCCATGGTGTTTATATCGGTTCCTGCCGCGGGTATTACCTTGCTATTCGCCCTGAAAAATTGCAACCTGCGATGGGTGAACCTGTCCGCCTCATGTGGCATCGTCCTTGTTTTCACATCAAACGCAGCCTTAGATAGCACCTGCCGCACTACTGCGGGTAGCGCTGTTTCCT